GGCTCGACGCGGCCGAGAAGACCCTTCGGTCGAAGTTCGGGTTCACGGACGCACAGATCAGCAAGCTGAAGGAATCGACGGGAGCTGGACTGGCCTCGAAGATCCGCCGGTTGATGGACGAAGGCACGCCCGGCGTAGCTGGCGAGCATCCCGGCGCTCAGTCAGCGCCGAGTCCGACCGACTACAAGGAGAAGTCGATCAGCGAGATCGCGTCGGCCGTCCGCAAGCACTGGAAGTCGGTCAACTACGCGGCCAAGCCGTACCTCGACGCCATGCGCGGCATGGAGAAGATCGACGACGACTACGGGTACGATTCGGGCCGCAGCATCGTCAACTACTTCCTCAGCAACGCCAGCCAGTTCAAGGGGCCAGAAGCCAAGGCCATCAAGACGGAGCTGAAGCGTCGGCTCAAGTCGCGGTAAACTGTCGCCCGGAGGTCCAGATGCCAACAACGTACCGAAAGTCTCCGGCGTTCAAGGGTGGTGATCTGGTGCTCAGTGTTGGGCGCTCTCAGATCCGAATCTTGGACGGCCACGACTACACCGACCAGCGCCTTGCGAAGTTCGTGCAAGCCGGCATGCTGGTCGAGGTGCCGGACGCCAAGCCGGTATCGCCTCCGCCCGCGCCCGTTGCCGCGCGCGTGCAGGCGCCTACGCCTCCGACGCCGCCAACTCCGCCGCCTCCTGTCGAACCAGTGGTTTCCGATACGGAGCTGGATGATGACGAGCAGGACGACGACGAGGCTAGCGATCCAGTCACCGAGGAGCAGGGCGAAGGCGAGAAGCCGCGCAAGCGCAAGCGCCACAAGAAGTCGTAAGCTGGGGGCTCGATGGCGTCCTTCGACCCGCTGACCAGGGCAGAGGCGATCACCTGGCTCAAGCGAGCCCTGGGTGGCGGCGTGGTCGTTCTGGAACTGTGCCAGGACCACTTCGAGGACGCCTTTGCGGATGCAATTCGCTGGTACGTCGGCCGCAACGGCATCAAGCGCAGAGCGATCCAGAACATCGTCGGTGGCATCCAAGAGTATCTGATGCCGCCCGACTGCGACGAGCTACTGGAAGTCTGGTTCCCAGGCGTCCAGGTGGACATCATCGCGGCCGTCAATCCATTCGCGTTCATCGACATCGATCAGTTGCCGGTGGCCTACCAATCGATCACGGGTACGCCCGGCGGCTCGTTCTACGGCACCCTGCACCAGATCCTTGCGCATGCTGATACCGCACGCCGAGTCATAGGCAGCGAACCAGCGTGGGAGTATTTCAAGGACACAAACACCCTGCACGTCACTCCGCGTAGTCAGCGCGGTGGCATCGCGATCGCTCGCTATGTCAGTACGACGCTCGTAGCCGACGATCCCACGCTACCGGCCACGATTCCGGTCAACGACTTTAGGAAGTTGCGGTACCGACATCGCGAGCTGATCCTCCGCTACGCCCTGGCCAAGGTGAAGGAGCGGCTCGGCAGGGTGCGCGGCAAGTACACCGAGTGGCCCGGTGCTGGCGGTGGAAAGACGCTCGACGGCGAGACGCTTCTGACCGAGGCGCGCGAAGAAGTGACTGCGCTCAGCGAAGAAATCATGGAGCTGAACGAAGGCGTGCCCTTCCTCGTTGGGTGAATGATCGCGCCGGTCTCACAACTGCTTGCCGAGGTGGCCAAGGTCAAGCGGCCTGCGCTCCCGAAGCCTGCGATGAGGCTCTCGGAGAAGCCGCCATCCAGGGTCGAAAAGCCAAAGAAGAAGGCATCGACCGCGGCCGAGCGAGCTTCCGCGATCAAGAAACAACTGACTAGGCAGAAGGCGGCCAAGACCAGGGAGACCAAGGCGCGCGCAGCTCAAAAAGCCGGGCTCGAAAAATCTAAAGCTGTTCGTCTGGCAAGGCGGGCGGCAGCGATGGCGATTATTGGTGCCGAGAAGGCAGTGGAGAAACCAAAAGGGCTGAGGGATATCCCAGCTCAGATTGCTCACTGCATGATGGCCGTGCATGTGAAGGGTAAGAAATCGAAACAGGCTGCGTGGAAAATTTGTCGTTGGGCTATGACCAAGAACGGCTACCTGGATGGGCCATATCGAGCGAACACGAAGATGCCGAAGGCTGTAAAGCAGACTGCGAAGGGAACGCGGCGCTCATTTCAGCACGGCATGGAGAAGGGGCCTCTCAACGGCGGCTTGCCGGGCAACGGCGTCGCGAAGTTCAAGAAATTTGTTAGCATGTTCAGAGCCCTAGAACCGCAGATCCTTCCGAAGACTGGCTGACGATGATCAAAACATTTCACTCTAGTGACGGCAAGTTCTGTCCGCCCAATTCAGCCAAAATGGTGGTCAAGGACGGAGAGCGCTTCAAGGTCGTACGCCAGCACCGTCGAATGAAGATGAAGAAGCCGGCCTCAGAGCATGCGCCCTCTGACAGATGGTTGCCGATGGCCGAGGTACTCGCAGCTCTCGGGCTTGCGGAGCGCAAGCAGAGCGTCTCTCGGCCACAGAAGTGTAAGTTCTGCGACGAGCCAGCGACCAAGGCTTTGATCTGGGCCGATGGTCGAGCCTACGTCCCCGTTTGTGGCGACGATCATCTTGCCAAAGCCCGCGAGAAGGTCGGCGAAAAGGGAGTCGGTGTCCGGCCGATCCCGGTGAGCTGATGGGCTGCAAGGATGACACGTCTCTACAAGGGCCTTGTGCCGACACGACGCTCGACGGCGATGGCGCAGGATCCGTCAAGCGCATCTTCCCAAGCGACGACGGGACAGGTGTACCAACAGAGCTGCCGCTCTGGGATTCGATTGCGAGCGAGCCAACTAGGATGTCCGGCACGTCGTTCCGGATCTATTCGGTACGCAGAGCCAAGCACCGCCATCCGCTCTACGCCGAACCATCGTCCGGTGGTCAGTGGGAGTATCACGGTCCGTGGGAGATGATGGGCGCGCACATCTTCGCTCAGGCTTCTGACTCGACCACGAGTGTAGATTCGTCCGGTAAAATGGAGACGTCCACGGCAACGCTCTATGTCGCGCGCAAGGAATTCGAGCGCGTAGAGGCACCCGATCCCAAGATCGGCGATGTCATCCACGTGTGGGGAAAGATGCCGTTCGGCGTCTCGCAGCAGTTCTGGGACATCGTCTCCGACAAACGCGACGACGAGACGATGTTCACGAGCGAAGCGTTTGTGCAGTATCGGCTCTCGCTGACACGCAGGACGAGCTTTGATCCTGGTCGCAAGGTGTTCGGCATGGGGGCTGAAACGCCTACGCGCGAGGCAGGATGAGATTGGCCGATCAACTAGCCTCCGCCGTGATTGAAGGCAGACGTCTGCCGTTTGGAGCCGGTCAGGAGGTCGAGGTCCGCACGCATGCAGGCGCGTTGGTCATGCGCGGAGAAGTGCTCGGCGTATCTGATGAGACGCGCTCGGTGATGGTCGTGGACCGAGCATCGGGCTCCGACATGATGGCCGAGCTGGATCCTGACATGTACGACATTCGGATCGCTCCGCGCGAAGCACCTGGTGATGCCCCGAGCCCTGGCGAGCAGCCGAGCCTGTCGATCCTGCCGAGCCGACCGGGCCCGTACACAGGCGGCAGGTGGTAGTGGCCGACCACGTTGCAGAGCTTCTGGCCAAGGGCTACGCCTTTCCATGCGCGTGTTGCAAGAAGCTCTGGCGGGCACACGAGCGCGGCGCGGAGGCCTGTGAGGCGGCCATGGGCGGACAGGACTGTGGCGGGCCGGTGGCCGGCATGTCGTTCCCGCTCTACGAAGGGCCGCTCACCACGGCAAGTCTGGCGACTCGGTGTTGCTTTTGCGGAGAGCCGGCCGTCGAGGCCGTGACCTCTACGCAGCAACCCACGCGCTTTGTGGGCATATGTAAGCGACACCTGCCGACCATCGATCGGCTGGTGGTGGCCGACGCTCGAAAGGCCGTGGTCAATGGCTAAGGTAGCACTTCAGTTCACCGTGAAGCCGAACAACCGCAACCGGCAGATCCGGGTGATGGTGAATGAGCTGGACGAGCGCATCGCGGCCATCATTGAGTGGTTCCCGTTTCTGGTTGCCGAGCAGACGCTTGCGGACGTCGTCCGAATGGCGCCCAGCGACGTGCCTGGCTACCCGGACATGCTGGAACTGCGCAAGATCAACGTGAAGGGCGTGGACAGTGCCGTTGGAATCATCGCCCCTGGCTACAAGTTCGCGAGCCGGATCAAGAGCGGCGACGAGACGGTCACCCTGCTGTTCGTCAAAGCGGTCAAGCGCGTGGACCGATTGACTGGCGAGCGCATGGTTGTGAGCGAAGCGGCCGGGCTTTTAGCCAAGCACAGTCCGTGGACGGTTGAGACACTGCCGTTCGAGCCCGAGCGATCGATCGCCTCGATCAGGGCCATCCGGGTGAACGAGCGCGAGGTAAAGAAGATCGGCGAGATGCGTCAGAAAGAGTTGGCGATGGTGCGGCAACAGCTCCGGCGGCTCGGGGTGAGCCGCATGCGCACGGGCAAGGAGCGCATCGGCCGCAAGGTCACGCGCGACATTGGGTTCGAGGTACTACGCAGAGAATTTGGCATTCAGACCAGGGCGAAGGCACACTGGCGTCCGGCTCTCAGCGCTGCGCGCACGATGCATGTGGATGCAGCTCTGAAAAAACTGGTACGATGGTTGACGGTGCCGTCGGAGCGCCGCTGGCAGAAGAACCTGGTGCTCAAGCAGGAACAGGGCTCGGTAGTCAGCAGAGTTCGACGCTTTCAACAGGCAGTTTCGTAGGAGGACTTCCATGAACATCGACAAGGTGAACGCAACTCTGGGCAAGGCGCTCGTGCACATTCAGTACGGGGAGGCTGACGATCTGCGTGCGGCGATGGAAAGCGGTGACGACGACTCGGGCGACTTCGTCAGCGAGTACGTGGAGTTGCTGATCGGCAAGGTCGTCGAGGCGGCCGGCGCCGAGGAGAGCGTCGCTGCCAAGGCTGTGATCGAGTCCATGGAGGCTCTCGCCGACAAGCACCCGATCAAGGTCAAGTCGACCGACGATCTGGCAGCGTGGGCCAAGAAGGTCGAGCTGGCCGACGAGATCGCGCGTCGCCTGTCCTAGTAGGGGCCGGGTGTTGGCTCTCACGAGCGCTCGTGGTCGTGGCGCTCGTGAGGCCGTATTGAGCAAAGCGGCAAAGCCCGGAGGATAGAAGGTGAGCGGAGGGCGGTCTGGCTCGATTTTCCTTGAACACTTCGACGTGGGTGTAGCCCGGTCGATGGGCGGGGAGCTGATTGGCATCAACCTGGACGGCGAGACCGTGCAGGCCTACGCCGTTCGGATCGACGGCGTAACAGGCCCCGGTGAATATCAGGGCCTTGTACCGATCGTCATGTCCGAGCCCGAAGATGCCTACGAGTCCATCCGGCTGCCCGAGATCATGATCACCCGATCCTCGGCACTCCCGCAGATGAGCCGCTGGTTCCCGGGCGGGCACGAGTATCAGGTGCCGGCGTCGAACTCGCAGCAGGTCGCCGGGCCTAACGGGCGGATGATGCCGAATCTGGTCGAAAAGAAGTGGTGGACGCTGCCGTTCGAGATCATCTACGACATCCAGATCCGCGCAAGGCTCAGAAGGGACGCCGATCGGATGCTGCGACATGTCGGCGCGCGGTTCTGGGCCTACGGGCAGGTGTTCGTCACCGATTCCGAGGGCGACGAGCGCGGCTACTATGCCTTCGTGGATACCTACGACGCACTCTCGGAGCTGGCCGACATCTCAGATCGCTTGCAAGGGCACATCGTTTCATTGAGAGTCGAGGCGGAGTTAGACTTCGACTCGCCGTTCCTCGCGCCCACGACGCCACGACTCACAACCAACGTGTTGCCAGGACACAAGCCATGAGCAACAAAAGCAACGGAACTGCCGAAGACATCGCGGCTTGGTTGAGAAAGCAAGCCGATGGCCAATAGTCCATATCCATTTTGGTACTACTCGGGCCGGGTCACGACGCCAGTTGAACTGCCAGGAGGGGCGGTCATCATCACGCCTCGATCGAAGTTCCACGCGCCACCTTCGGCCGTTGCACATCTGGTCCAGGTCGGCCTGGTGAAGCGGCTGCCGGATCCGAAGCCGATCGTTCAACAGGTCGCCGTGGTAGCCACGGCAGCGAGGGTGCCGCCACCGGCGGTGACCAAAAGCGTTGCGGAGAAGCCGAGCCCGGTTTCTATCGATCCGGGAGTCGAGGATAATGTGGTAGCCTCTGCGGAAGTTGATGTAGCGTCAGCAGGAGAAGGCGATGGCTCGGCAGAGAGCCAACCAGGAGATGGCACGTCCGTGCCTGTGGAGTCGGAGTCGGAGTTACCGAGGGAATCGCGAAGACGAAGGCGCGACCGGAACGAAGGCTGAGAGACTCGACAGGTAGCGCCGGTTTTATCCGGTGAAAGGTGACGGACCATGGCTGAGCGCTTGCCGGAGCCGATATGGAAACCTGGCCCAATGGGCTGGTGGTTCACCGGATTGGTAGACGGCGAGGGTTGCTTCTACAGCACGCTCAGCCTGCGCCAGAAGAAGACGCCGAGCGGTAGCGAGTATCCATGCATCAATCTCGACGCCGGCCTTCAGATTTGGTTGAGAGCCGACGACAAGGCGGCGCTCGAAAAGATCCGCGACTACTTTGGATTTGGTGACTTGCAAAGCAAGCCTGTCAACCAAGCGCGGAAGATACAGATTCCGGGATCAAAACCGGCGACCTCTTTGCGGCTGCGCGATCTCGATCTGTTGGTCGAGCGTGTCATCCCGCATTTCACAGAGTTTCCGCTTCAGACGAAGAAGATGCGTGACTACGAGGTTTGGCGAGAGCTGATAGAATTTGTGTACACCAAGCTTCACGGTCATAAAGGCTGGAGACGCCGATTTCCGGAAGAAGTGGCCAAGGTTTCTGATCTCTGCGCGCGGCTGAAAGAAGTCCGCGTCTACTCGGAGGCGTCATGAGTGAGCGCTTACATCCAGGGGTGTTCGTTGAGGAACGCCGCCGCGGATTGACTGCGATCCAGGGGGTTTCGACCTCCAACTACGGGACGGTCGGTTTCACGCCGCGAGGTCCGTCTGACCAGGCCGTGCTGGTCACGAACTTCGACCAGGCTGTGCGGACATTCGGCTCGTTCAACGAGACCAGCCAGATGCTCACGCACGTGTTCGCGTTCTTCGCGAACGGTGGCGTACGCGCATTCGTGGTTCGTGTCGTCGCTTCCGATGCAGTTGCCGCCGCGGGCGCCATCGGCAATCCGGTTGCCGAGGAGACGATCGACACCGGCGACGGCGTTACCAAGGCAGTGTCCGGCTCGATCGCGAACGTGCCGATCAGGCCCAGCTCGGTCTCGATCACCTACCGCGAGGCGGCTGCGCCGGTCGTGGCCGCGGCTGGCACGTACGCGCCGGCAGTGGACGGCGTGGCTGGCGTCGGCGCCGTCACCAGCGTTCTTGGGCGCATCGTTACCGTGGGCAGCGTTCCGATCGTGCCGGGCACGGTCACGATTTCGACGCTCGTGTCGGCGGTGCCGGTGCTCTACACAGATCCGGGCAAGGACGGGTTCCTGCTCGACCCGGCCGGCGATCAACGCGGCTTCATCGACTACGCCACGGGCCACTGGAATCTCAGCTTCGAGCTGACCGGATCGGGTGGCGCGTTTGACCGCGTGCCCGACCTGACGAGCGTGCCGAGTCACTCGTACACGCCGGCCGGCACCATTCAGACGGTTACCGACGACGGCCTCGGCGCACTTAACGGCGCGACTCTCGATGTTCCGGGCACCATTGACTACGGCACCGGCGCGGTCGCGTTCACGGTGGGCGTGGCTTTCGCGGCGCCGCACGATCTGAACCAGATCCAGGCCGCCTACATCCAGAACGCCTTCCCGGTCGATCCCATCTCGCAGGGCGCCTGGGGCAACGACGTGGGCATTCAGGTTCGCGGCAACGCCGATTTCTTCGATCGGGCGACAGCCTCGTACTCCAAGCACGACGTGCTCGTGCTGCTTGAAGACGACGTCAAGGAAGTCTTCAGCTCAGTCCAGTTTACCGATCCGTCCGCGTCTGACTACGTCATCGCGGCGGTCAACGAGCCTGGCACGGGCTCGGGCCTGGTCGCTCTGACCGAGCCGAGCAACGCGGACGAGAAGCCAGCGAACCTCGACGGCCGGTCGCGCGTTCGTGGCGTGGCTGCCGGCAACGGTTCTGAGACGTCGTTCGGTTCGACCGCGCTCGCAGATCCAGACGGCTTCCCAGACATCCCGGTCGGCAGGCGCTCGCCAGCGCTGGAGACGCCGGTGCAGGAGGCGTCGGTCAGCATCTCTTACACCGATTCCGCCGGCAACCCGCGCACGATCACCGACGATGGCGCCGGCAACCTCATCGGCGATGTGGATCCAGGCGCCCCGGTCGGCTTCAACCGCATCGACTACGAATCGGGCAAGTTCGCGTTCAAGACCCTCGTGGCGATCTCCGAAGCGGAGACGACCCACGGCGCAGGCGGCGGCGTCACTCCGATTGCGGGCTCCGTCGCATCCATCAGCTACCGGCTGACTCCGGCCTCAGAACTGAACACCGACGCGCTTACCGGCGGAACCGATGGTGTTGCCGCGATCGGTCGCAACGAACTGACCGACCCGGCGCTCAAGGAGCCGCGCGAGGGCATGTACGCCCTGCTCAAGACCGACGAGCTGCTGAACATCGCGATCCCGGATGCGGCCGGAAGCGTGACGATGGCCGTGGACCAGGTTGCTGAGGCCGAGGCCAACGGCAAGTGGTTCATTATCCTGGCGACGCCGCCCGGCCTCACGCCTCAGCAGGCGCGTAGCTACAGGCGCAACACGCTCGGGGTCAGCACTTCGTACGCGGCGCTGTACTGGCCGTACATCACGATCGCGGACCCTGTTACCGACCGCAACGTGAACG